CATAGAGAAGATCAGACCAGTAGGACCAGACATAGGTTGAACACCACAAACGTCATATGCCATAAGATTAGGCATAGCACGGCGAACCAAAGAAATCAGTACTGGATTCCAGTTGGCAGTACCAGTAGTGTTGTTAGCAGGTGCAGCTTCTGTTAAGAAAGAAGACTGATTACCTTCAGCAATCATTGCAGCTTCTTGGTTTTCGAGGATAGCGGCAGTTACGTTACGCTTGTGGCGATCAGTAATTGAACCAGCTGATTCTTCATTGAGAACGGGTGACCATTTCTCAACGAGTGATTGATAATTAATTTCCATTTTTAAATCTCCTAGATTTTAAGTTTTTAAATTTTTGTTTGTCGCATAGCGGTAAGATAACGTTCCATAGAAGGCGAGACTTCCTCTGTAAGTGACTCAACATCACTATGAGATTCTTCTAAACTTTCTGTGGATGATACGCTAACATTTGATCCAGAAAAGTAAGACTCTTTAACGGTAGCGACTTTATTGGAGAAAGATTTTTCACCTTCGAAATCCAATTCACTTACCAAAGAATACAGTTTTTCTGCTTGAGTTTCAGCAAGATCGCCACAAGCTTCTGCAATAATTGCATCACGTGTCAGTGATTCTATTTGCTCTCTCATTTCGATTGCGTCTACAGTGGTATCGTAAAGGGACTCTTCGAGTTCTTCTACTTGTTCTGCAAGATCGTCAACCAAGTCAACCTTTGAGTCAGGTACATCGATATAAGACTCTTCGAATAATCCTTTCAGATTCTCCATGAAGTTCTCAGCGATTTCAGTACGCAGACCATTTTGGATGGCAACACGGTTCTCTTCCATCCAGTTCTCAACAACATAGTTAAGGTAGGAATCTACTTTTTCTACGAGTTCATCACGCTGGGCGACAATTTCCTCAGCAAGACGTTCTTCGTAAGCAGACTCAATTCGCTCTACTTCTTCGTAGAGTTTGCTTTTTAGTGCAGATTCAAAAATAACAGCAGTCTTTTGCTTAAACTCATCACTGAGTGTTGCTTCAGACTCGACCAGTGCATCAAGATCTTCAGAGAAATCTGCTTCAATTGCCATTTCTGGAACAAAGCGAGTTTCGCCTACTTCATCTTGATCAACCTCTTCACCCATAATGATCTCGTATGCATCAGCAAGTTGTTCGTTGCTCATAGCATTCATGTGGTTGTACATATCACTGATTTGCGAAGCTTTGCCCTTTACAGGAACTTTATTCGCCTTCGGAGCAGATTGTGCTTTTACTGATTTGGTAGCTTTATCGACAGAATCGACAGAGTCTGCTTCAGCATCGTCACCATCAAAATCTTCCTGCTCATCTTGGAGTTTTTTCTTGCTTGATTTTATGTAATCCATATTGGACTCCTTGATTATAAGTTTTTCTTAATTGATGAGAGGAAATTCTTAAACTCACGAGTTTGTTCTGAATAAGAAAAAACACGAACACGAGCACAGTTATTTTCAGTCTCTTGATCTTCACATATTTCTTGTGGTGTAAGTATGCCGTTATTCCAGTTCCATTCGACGCCTTCCATAATTCCATTAACAAAAGCATTTGGCGCTGATGGATCTTGTACGATGTCTATCGTACTAAGAATAAAGTCATCTTTTACATACATGGCACCGCCACGTTCCTCAAGACTACCCATTCCACGAGTTGAGACACCAAGGTTGACACCGCCTTCAAGCAAACCTTTTACAATTTGACCCATAGGAGTATCTAATATTGATGCCTTACCTACCACATCATTGCCTTCAAAATGAAGGTCAGTGATTAGGTGGGATACTTTGTCGAGGTTAACTGTTGGACCTTCGGGATGGTTCAACTCGCCAACTGCTCGATTCTTCGATACTTGCGTATCGACATATTTAGCAACCGCATTTTCCATGATTTTCTTTGGATAAATGCGGCCATTACGATTTTTTGCTTCCGCTTGAGCGAATACTCCTTCGATCATAAACTTCTTTGTACCATCTTCTTTCTTCTCGACGATACAAGACAGATTACTTTCAGTATATTCGGCAATAAGTTTCATGGCAATACCTTTAATGCGGTTTCGATTGCTTTCATAGCATCGTTTTGTGATCTAAAGTCATCCAGTTTATCACCGTCTATATAGGCAGTAAATTTATTACCACCCTTTAGGATTTCTACTGGGTATTTCCCCATTTTCTTTTTAAAGACGCTGGCGTCTTTCTTTTCTCTTATTTCTGCGAAAGTCTTCATAGTATATTATTTATACCTTTTAAGATTTATGAATATTATTTATTCTAAAGCATCATCTATTTCATCAGAAAGCGCATCCCATTCTTCTTCTTCTGTATATTCTTCTTCTGAAGGTTCTTCTAGTTCCATTTCTATATTTTCTTCTTCTTCCGCACCGTTATAAGCGGAATTAGCAAGACTAGCCTTTTCGGATTCGAGGGAATCGAACACCCTATCATTGATAAGATTGTTAAAGTGGTTTTTTGCTTGCTGCAGATTTTTTTGTTGAATGGCATCTATAAACTCGTCAACAGTGTCTTGTGGATCGTAGTCTAGTTCTAGTTCTGTTTCATTTTCTTCAGTCATTATATTGCTCCTATAGTCATAATGTTCAGTTTTGTTTTTTGTATGATGGACCGTCTGGAATATCCACTTCTTTATCTTTACTATCTTCGGTTTCTTTCTCTGCGGTTTTTACCGATGTTCCGATGGGGACAACTTCTGCTGGAACTGGTTCCTTTTGTTCCCTCTCGTCATCATCACCGTTTTCTACATCTACTTCACCCGATGCAATTTCTTTCTTGATTTGTTTTTTCATTTCATTTGTTTCTTCTTCCGTAAAATGGAAGATATTAGACATAACCCACTCTTTAGACAGGTATTCGCCAACATACTGAACCGACTGATCCATCAGTCCAAGACGCTCTCTAAGGACCTCTGCATCCTTTAACTCGGTGTAGTGGTTATCCTTATAGTATTTAACCTGTATGCGATTAGAGAACTTATCAACCCAATCAGATTCGGTGATAACACCCTTGAGGATAAGTTGCTGACGCAATATGCCAGTAAAGAGTTTAGAGAATCGCATACGACAGCGAGTGATAAACTTCTGGAACTTAATTTCTTCTCTTGTGATTTCAGTAGCACGACCAATAGAGTATGCTTGTTCCTGCTCTAAGCGAGAAACTGGTACATTCAGTGACTGGTAAACCTTTCGCTGAAAATACTTGATATCATCGATCTCCCCAAGGTTTGAACCACCTGGGAGTGTGCTTACTTCAGTGCCACGGCCGCCTTCGCGTCTTGGTAACCAGAAATCGTCAAGCATGGTCATGTGCTTGCGGTTATCTTTTAGTTCACCAGTGTTACCATCATAAACAAGTTTGTTTCTATAACGAGTCATAAGACTGTTAATGTATTCTTCTGCCTTTGCTTTAGGAAGGTTGCCTGTATCAACATAGAATATTCTACGTTCTGGTGCGCGAGCCATGCGATAGATGATAAGTGAATCTTCCATCATACGCAGTTGGTTTATTACTCGCAATGCTTTGTGTAAGTGAGAAACAACTTTAGTTCGAGTTTCGTCTAGTAAACCTGAAGTGACATAACTTACTGAATCATTAGAAAGTTTAACTCCAGTATTTTTATCGCCAGTAATAGCAACTTGAGTTCCTCTATTGTTGTTCAGTAGAGTATCGTTGAAGATATAAAACTCTTCTACATCGTCGATCAGTACAACTCCATTTGTACTAGCCTTCTTTGTCACCTGTCTAACTTTTCGGATTTTGAGAGAGTCGATGTAACGAACCTCTTGAATACCTGCTTTTAAATTATTATTATCTACCACAAGATGGTGGTATAGTCTGCCATCAACATACCAGCAGCGGAACATATCATGACACCTTTCGTTAAAGGACATAATATTTAATAAGTTTTCGAATTCTTCCATAGTGCGCTTTTTAATAGCAGAAGAAACTTCAACTTCGTCCAGGTTTAAATCTACAACCTTGTCTGATGTTTGAGGAACAACAATTGCCTCATTGACAATTTCTTCAATTGCCATATCGACTTCTGGTTGAGTAGATGCACTTCTATATTTTCGTATTCGATCGGTTTGATCTTTTACTGTTAGGTCACCATAAATATCTATTGATGTACCATAATGATTTGTTGGAGATATGACGTATCCGGCACCATCATCATCAGTGGGGGGAACAACTGAAGCATTTTTCAGCGGTTCAGAGACCTGCTTATCCTTAGCACTCCTCTTTATTTCAAATCCAAATAAATTTACGCCTTCTGCCATTTTCTAATTCCTAAATATGAAAAAAATGCAGGGGAGGTTTTCTCCCCTACATTATATCTATACCTATAAAAACTACAAGGTATTGTCGTTGGACCAGTAATCATACTCTATGGTAACAGTGAATTCCTCAACTGCAGTCACTTGATCGTAACTAAGTTCGATTGGGCTGATTACCGTTGGGAATGCATTGCGAAGAGTATAAGTCTTCACAGTTGCGCCCAGTTGGTTCAGTTGTTTCACTTCCAAGTTTTGTGCATAGGTGCCATAACCAGCATTATCTGTGTACAGACCCATGTTTTCTTGGTGAGTATTCATACCGTTCATCCACTGTTCAAAGGAATTTCGAACATTGAAGTTGGTATCGTTATAGACTGTTATAGTCCAGGGTTCAAAGGTACGATCTCCAGGCATCTTGATAATACGTCCACGAAACGGTACTTCTATCGTTCCAAGATTACTACCAGGAAGTTGTGCCGCACGACACATGAAAGATGTTAACTCAGTACTGCCCGATGCAAAGAACGGGAACTGAACGTCAACAGCAAACATGTTAGCGCGTGCACCGCCACCAGTCATTTTACCTCTGAAGGAATCTACTCTTAAAACTGCCATATGTTACTCCTAGATTTCTTCTGTTAGAATTGTACGCTGGAAACGAGTTCATCAAAATCAGCACCTGTGCGAGTCGCAACAAAGTTGATTGTGATAAAGTAGATGCTTCGAGCAGGTTTGATGAATACAGATGCAACCAATTCATTACGATCGATCGTAGCTGGGGTGTTGTTTACGTCGTCACATTGGACTCGATAGTCTTGAATACCGCGACGTGCTTGAATTTCTCTTAAGAGAGGTTCAATCACTGCAACAAACTCAGACCTTGTGAATTCATCGTTGAGTTCAAACAAGAAGTTTCTCGCTGCAATAGCAATAGAAGCTTCTATTGCAAGAAACAAACGTCGAGTAGGAATACGGTCGAATGCTGAAGGACGAGTAAGTTTAGTCTTATCACCAAACAACAATGTTCCGCGACCAGGAAACTGAACAATCGGGTTTATACCTTTCTTGTAAAGTTTGTCACGCTCAACTTTTGTGGGACTGTATGCAAGTCCACTTACACCAGCATAGGCACCACGTTTTTCTCCAGCAGGTGAGTACCAAGGTCCATAATTATAATCACCAAATGCCAGAATACCAGCAGTGCTTGAGGCAGCTGGAATCAGAATAAAAGCATCATTATATTTGTCATAGACGCGAAGCCAGTTATTATCTACCGTGAGGTACGAAAGGTTGCCTGTGAACAGATCTGCTGTATCTATAGTATCAGTGACTTTATTATTTCCGGTGATTGCTGCGTAGTCCGGAGAAGTAAGTACCAAACAGTCTTTACGCTGCGTACCTGCAATGGCAGTCATGTAGTTTACAACAGTGTTTTGACTTGCTTTGTCAGCCATGCCAGGAGCAATTAACAGCTGTACACTCATTGTATCTACATCAGCATATAAATCCCATGCCAGATTATAATCAGAAGTAATTAATACATTAGAGTCTACACCTGTGCCCAACTGATAAGAACTTGTTGACAAAGTAAACGTATTACCGAGCGCATAATTTGTAGCAGCGGTCGTAGTCGCTGGATTTGAACCCCATGCGTCACCCTTGGCCTGACTTTCTGCGCCCCAGCGAGCCCAATCTTTAAACCAAACATAGTTTGATTGATTGTTGAGGATATTCCCAACATAGTTGCTGGACTGTTTATCAGCAGTTTTAGCTGCAGGAGCTACAGAAACAAACGCAAATGTTTCTAATACAGTTCCTTTTGTACCGCTGATAAGTCCATCTACATCGACGATTGCAATATGAATTTCATCATTCGAAGGCGGTGCACCGTCTACTAGCGGTTGATCTGCACACCACGCTGATGTCCCAGGAATATCACTAAAGCGATTAGAATATGGCCATAAGACAAAAAGACCCGCGACGACGCTATCGGCGTCTCCTGCCTTTCGCGAAAAAACTTCGATCTTGATAGAGTTTCCTAATTCTCCAGGATATTTTGCCGTGAACGAGGTTACCGTTGCTGGCAGGGGAGATTGCGCATCCCAATCATCTTCGTTTTTGATTGTTAATGCTGTCGCCGAGTCAGTAGCATTCTGAGCGACGTCGCTGGTCGTTGTAACCTGTCGAGTTACAACGAGGTTTCCTGAATATTTTAGAAACTGACTACAAGAAAAATAATCTCTTGCATGAACAGTATCAGGTATTCCAAATTTTGAAGCAAGGTCTGCTTCGTTTCCGAGAGTTGTAGGTACTCCTACAGGCCCCCACTTAAATGCACCTACGAATCCAGCAATTGAGGTGTCAACGTTCGGAGCAACTCCGGTTAAGTCGATTTCTCTTACTGTAATTCCAGGTGACGCTGATGGTGTTGTTAATCCCATGGTACGTTCCTCTTTATTTTTAATCTATTATAAGAAAGTTCATGATAAGGTCGACATACCGTTATGGGAATGTTCACTAGTATTTATTTATACTTTCTGACTTTTTAGTTATTTAGGTATTAAAAAAACCATCTTCTTCTTGTTGATGGAACAAACTCCAAGGATCTAGTTTATCTTCGTAAGATAAAAAGATATCTTCTTCATCGTTATGAGCACCAAAAGGAGGGACATCTTCTACAATCTCTTGCATTCTTTGTTCAAACATCATCTGCTTTATATTGATATTAGTCATTTCTTGAAAGTAAGATGTGGTGATGAAGTAACCAAGCATTACTAGGTTCATCACTAGGTCATCATGATTGCCGTCTGTTGCTTCATAAGACTGTCCCTTCACTTCGAATGTACTGATTTCCATTATAGTATTTTCATCGAACACATCAAGTTTGCCTTCTTCTAGCAAATCTTTTAATCCCGAGCAACCCAATCTTTTTGTACGACGAGTCATCTCTATACCTATACCGCTCGACTTTAATGCAGAAGACATGTGCACATTTTCGTATTCTAGTTCTTGGTATAATCCTTGACAAACTAATTGCCCCGCATCATTCGATTCGATGATCACATAAGCATCATTATATAATTCTGCATACTTATAAATAATGCTAGGGTAGAGTATTGGAGAAATCAAATTGTTCCGATACACGGCGACCTGATTAAAAGGTCGCGAAGAAATATCGAATACCGAAAAGGTACTATAATCCTGACCTCTCCCTCTTGCTACATCCACAGTCATTATGTACTGTGCATCTTTGCGCCTCTCTTCGTAGACGAGCATATCGCCGTTTTCTAATATGTTTTTAGGTCGACGTGCTTTCAGTCCTAATAGGGTCTGGGGGTTTATTAGTGTTTGTCCTGTTCCGAAAAAAGTATTACCAAATTCCTGATCAAATTGTAATTCTGAAGTGTTAGCGATAGTTAATGCTTTCCATGTTTCATCCCTGCCAGGAACATCGAACCAATCTATACGAAATGGCACAAATTCATTCTTCTTTTTTAGTGCTCCTTCCCAAAGTCCG